ATGACAACTCAAAAGACTTAAACAACGCAGGCTGCGGAGGTTTTGGGGTGGTATCTACAGGCGTATCAATCACAATGCTTGAACTAAGATTACTTGAGCACGGAACGATTTCTACAAAATCAATCGATACATCTGTACCAGTGCCTAAATTGATTTTCATGATTCGAACTAAAATGCTACCTACCCAACGTCTTGGCCATTCCAATTTAAGTAGGTCATACCTGTTCCACTTTCGGGCCTGATAGAATCCAGTGGTAAAGGTCCCTTGCCAAACTGGTGTAGACATTTGCTTGAGCTTCCATTGGGCGACCACCGCTGCATTACGCTGAATCATAAAATATGGAAATTTAACTTCTTCTACATTCTCATGACCATTTAGGTTTCGGATTGCTGCGGTTTCTGCAACAGAGAATGATGAATTTTTAAGTGCTTCACGATTGTAATAACTCACATTCAGCTTATTTATCAACTCATCTGCGGAAGTCGCCCCATCAAGTTGCATACTCTTAATTTTATTGAACGGCAGTGTATGGATTTCTGCTTCTTCAAACCAATCATCACGAAACAGCACTATTTCATATAGTCCTGTTTGTCGATTAATTCTTATCCCTGCTTCAATGTGACCACAAAGCTCATTAATTGCCTCAAGACATGACTTTTCTGTCACCGACCAAGATACACCTAACCCCTCATCCCAAATTTTGTCAGCAGCCTTCATAAAATTCTGATCATTTACATCTGACTCTGGCTTATTCATCGCAATATCATCTGTCAAAATTTCTCGAATTTTATGAATTGGATTTATATCCGCAGCAGTGGTTGAACTATCAATAAAAGAAAATACTTTAAGTGAGGTTGGGCTTAAAACTGTTAATTCAGCAACTTTTACGTTTGGATCATATTGATCCTCTACACTTTCTATCCGAAGTGCGAAACTAACTGTTAAATTATCGACTGGGTTCAATATTTCAACATGCCATTTCTTAACATTCCAATAATCAGAAGATTGTATTAACTCATTGCTAACAATTTTTGCCTTTTGATTGCTGATTGATACATTAGCAATTAGATTCTCAATGTTATAACCAGACCTTACTTCTAGTACAAAGACCAGACGACCTGGTGTGGTAACAATAAAGTTCTTCTCTGCTGATAAATAGCCTTGCTGTGTACCTCCAGCTCCAGAAAACAGGCCGAGTGTTTGAATTTCTTCACCTGGTTCATATGCATTTTTCTCTATAACCTCAGACGATTCTTGCTGTCCTCCAAGAATGTCATTCAGAATTCTAGTCATTGCCGTGATACTAAAATTAGTCTTTGGCTGAATATGACCGACCCCTCCAAACTCACCATATGCAATTTCACAGACAGCAACGCCATCCTCACGAACGGCATACCATTGTGGGCGCCCATCATTGCGAACTCTAATACGCTGCGGCCAAAGCAACATCTCTTTCATGTAACCTGAGTTGCCATGATAAAACGAATTGTTATAGTGCTTAGGTGAACCCCGTGTAAATTGGCCTATCCCTCCGCTTGTTGCGGGCTTTTTTCCAAGACCACGGAACAATAAATAAGACTGAAAGGGATAACCCGACACCTTTGGAAAGTCAGCGCTATAAGTAGCATTAGGCAACTGATCTGCAGTACCCGTATGAATATCAATAAACCCAGCAACACCGCCCTCTTTATCCCCGTATAGATTTGGACTTTCTATACGGAGGAAGGTTTCATCATTATCAGGTTTAAAAATCCAACCACGGTTATCCAAGTTAATCCCAATCAACTTTTCAATCGGATTACCAATAAAGTTCGTGAGTTTGGCGAAGTATCTTTGTCCAATTGTTTGACTACTGCTTCCGCCCATTTTTTACATACTCCACAACTTGCTGCGCCATGGCATCATTGGTTTGTTCAACAATGTCTAAATCGATGCCGTTTTCAAGAAAGGTTGACCAGTCCCAACCTTGAAATAAAAAAAATGCCCGCGATCCGCGAGCACACATTCCTGCTTTTCGTATATCGGACATGTAGATTTTCACTTGCCACCTTTTTGTTTGATATCCGTCGTTGCATGCCCCCAAATATGGGTGATGTTTCCATACATATGTGGGCTACCTGCTACGTCTGAGAAAGAAACGCCTTCATCAGCAATCGTTCCATCAAGCTGATTAGCCGTTTGTTGGTTCTTCTTTTGGGCTTTGCGCATGGCGTAATAGCTATAAGCTGCTGTGACCACCATGAGCGCCAGCATGGCGTAAATCACCCAAGGTGCAATAACCATTCGACACCTCGCTTACTTAATCAATTGGGTAAAGATTGGATTACTGTTCGGGATGAATTGATGCCCGGCATAACGGGCCCAATTGTTAAACTTTTCATCACACATTTTTTTAGATTGGTCGCAGCCCGGTACAACAGGAAAAACATCGCCCACCGCTAAACCGACATGTTGGCGGTAGAGCGTAAAGCTATTCGTGGTGCTGGTCGTGATTAAGGTATGTACACCACCTTTCAGCATCACCCCCAAATTCAGCCATTGATCAGGGTAAGTCTTGGTTTCCATGATCGGGTCTCCATTTTCAAAAGTGGGGTTGCCCTGATCATCTAAAACAGGATTTCCCTCTTCATCTAATACTGGGACCTGCTCAAACATTGGATTGCCTTGTTCATCTAAAACCTGAGTGGGCACCACATCAAAAGAAACCTTTAAGCCATCGATAGCAGTCACTTCAATCTCAAATGACCAATCTTCAAACTTAAGCCCGCACCAGCGGTCATAGATTGAATTTGGACAAGAATACTGAAACTTACGTGTCAAAATATTACGATTTAGATAGGATTCACCCGTTTCACACACCAAGGTCACAGTATCCGCATCTTCATCATATTTTGGCTGTGTCACTCGGCCTTTATGCAGGACCAGTGTTTCGCCCTGGTAAAGTTCAAGTATGGTAATCGTCACACCACCATAGAAGATTTTGCCTGCAAAGATAGCGGCCAAATCTTCACCCACAGCATTGAATAAATGCATCTGCGGAAAGGTCACTTCGGTGTCGCATTTATCAATACTTTCATCTTCAATGGCTGTACGCTGTAGGCCACGGATCGGCAGATACTCGATCCCTGTATGAGTGATTGCTTTACGCTGATCCGTAAAATACCAAACACGTGCACCATGCTTAAGTTGATATAGCTCGGCTCTGTTTCTCATGATGATAGTTCCACAATAGGCACTGTCACTTGTGTAATCTGTGCACCTAAAAATTGAAATTCGATTTGATCTGCATCAAAACGGTGTAAGCCCAAATAGCAAATGGTTTGGATGTCGTTGCTGTGTGCATTGATTGCAGGTGACACCGTTAAAGAGCCACCCGTTTTGGCCGTAATCTCATGCGCGGTCCACGCTCCATTTTTACGCTTTACCGCAATATGCTTGCGATCAGCTTCAAGCAAGTACTTGGTATTGGTACTTAATGAGGTGGTGATGTTCGCTGTATTTAATATATTGAGATGTTTCTCATATAAAGGCATCCAAAAGGCTTGATAGCGTCCCATGCGTCGAAATAAAAATCGGCGGTATTCACTATATTGATCCCATCCCTTCAACACAGACTTAAATGGTTTTAGGTAGCGTGGTTTCTTCCAGTGCGTGAATTGTTGAAACCCACCCACATCAGCATCCACAATGTTTTGGTGTTGCATCAGCGTCATTTCTAAAGCGCTGCCATCCAAAAGCAATGGTTTGAAATAGATATCCTCGCCCTGGTACTGCGCAGGTACGTCACCGCTATGCTCAGGTGAATCTTCGGCCAGTACGCGAAAAACCACGGATGAATTTGACCAAAATCCGCCTGTGCTGATCGATGTATCACCATCGACGATACAGATCCGCAGCGGCATGATTGAAGCATTTGATACAGTGACATTCTGGACCAATCGAAACCCATCCTGATATTCAGTTTCTAAGGCTTGAAGAATCTCTTCTGTTTCAGGATCTCGGATTTCTTCCTGAGTAATGATGTATCGACCGACTGCAGTAATCTCAACAACCTGAAAGCCTGTAGCTGATTCAATTAAAGCAAAGCCGACTCTGAGGTCGGCTGAATGTGCTTTCGTGTCCATGATAATAAAATCACTGTCCACCATATCTGAAATGCGCTTTCGAAACTGTGGCAGCGGTATACCCCATTGCTTGCGTAAATTCGCATAGAGCATATGGAAGATATCGCCCATCGCTTTCTGCATATTCACGTAATTGAAGCTCAAAACCTGTCTTGGAGCATCTCGCTGGATGTAGCGGTCTTCGCTACTGTCATAAGCCTCATGAACTTCAGTTTTAAACTCCAATCGCTCAGTTGAATTTAATAAAGGGCAATTTGTTAATACATGCACCTCACCATATTGGGTTTGTATTTTCATTTTGTCCTCAAATTACAGGTATAAAAAAACCGACCTCTTAAGGCCGGTTATCTCTTAGCATATCCAGTTCGTTTCATATGATAAAGGAAAGCCTTCTCCCCATCAGCGCTATAAAGCATATCTTTGGCTTCATCCTCATCTTTGACCATGATTACCCTGAGGCTATTTTCGATAGGCTGAGATTGCTGATGATTTGGCTTATTAGCAAGATAATTAGTTAAATCCTTGTTCTGCTGAGGGTTTAACACTCGCTCACCACCATCCAATAACCATGTGCCTTCTTTTGGAATGTTATCAATACCATTATGAGCCATACCATCAATTCCAATAGATGAAATTGTTGCAATCGCTGGCATTAATGCACCCATTACAGCTGTACCACCCGCAAACTTTTGAGGCAAAGTCATTGCACTCGGGTCTGCAAAAGCCTGCGTATATGCAGTCCATGCGGCAACCAGTGACGAAGCAATAGAAAATGCTTGTTGACCAGCAAATGCTATACGATATGCCGTTGATTGCTCCCCAGCGTTGTTTTTAACTGACTGAGTTAATTGTGCAAAAGTAGTCTGCCCACTTGAAAAAATACCTTGCCACATATCTAACTGTTGAAGCATTTGGCTTTGGGCCAAATCTTTAACACTTTGATCATACTGAAGATCAATTGCATACAACCCATCACGGTATTCTTGATGTGCCTGCAAAAGTGCCTCATAACGTTCATCATCTGTCGAGTAAGCATCACTCGTCATAATGTCTCTTTCAACACCAACACGTTGATTGTTTAATGAATCTTGTGCCTTTGAACGATTACTCTCCAAAGCCCACTGAGAATATTCTTGCGGAGTCATCGTAGATTTCGCAAAAATATCATCAGCGCCACCAGAAAGACCTATGATTGAATCTTCTAAGGTTTGACGCATTTCAAGTGCATGCCACTGAGTTTTTCTCAGCTCAATCGCATGTTGTTCATCTAAAGCTTTCAGCTTTAACTCTTTAAGTTCGTTATTATATTTCCCCGATTCACTAATCATAATGCGCTGTGTTTCAAACGCATATTTAAGCTTTTCCTCTTCAGACCACTTAAAGGTATTAATTTCCTCAGTAATCTGACGAAGGTACATTTCTTCAGCAAATTCATAACGGCTTTTGGCTTTAGCAATATATGAAGCCTCTTCAGCACCAAAGTTTGCTTTACCGATTTCCGTCACCTGACGTTTATAGTCTTCGGCAAACTTTGCGAAATCATCCAAATACTCATATGCTATGGAATCTCGCGCCTGTGCTTGCTGTTCTTTTAAGGCCTTAGTTGCAGCATTTGTTGCATTTGCAGCTAGGTTTTGTTTTTTAATCCACTCATCTGAACCTTTAATCACACCAGCTTGGCCACTTTGGTTTTTCACCATCGCAGCTGTGGCTTCATTAACAGTATTGGTGAATAAAGTTGTAATTGAAGTGCCTATATCATCCATAACTTTAGCATTGTCCGCTGCCGCCATAGAGATACCACTATTCGGTGCTCTTGCTACTGTTGCACCAGTGATTAAGGTTTTTGCGAGTCTAAGACCAGGTAATTTATCCGCCCAAGTACCACCTTCAGCAGCTAAATCCACATTTTTTTTAGCATTAAGTGCATCGAAAGAAAGGCCTGCAATTGCATTGGAGAGTAGCTTTATAACTGCATAAACCCCCATACCTGTTGCCGCTACTCCCTTAAAGACTCCTCCTAAAGTCTCACCTGCATCAGACATTAAATCTGTCTCAGTTGTCGCATCAGACATAGCATCACCAACAGATACAAGTGCTGGCATTAAGCCTTGGATAAACTGATTTTTAGCCCCTTGTACCTGCATATCTAAAAGCTTTAACTGCACTTTAAATTCAGACGCTTTTTGGATCGCAGATTCATCCATGATTAAGCCATAACGTTCTGCAGCATCTGCCCAGAACTTAAACCCTTCACCACCATTTTTAAGTAATGGAATCAGGTTAGTGGTATCTGAAGCCATGCTTTCCAAATAGAAAGACATTTGCTGTTGTGAAACGCCTGCCTCCTCAAGCTTATCGACATAAAGCTGTAGTGCTTGTGGGCCTGATAAGTTCTGCATCTCAAGTGCAAGTTTTCGCGCACCCTCAGCACTACCTTCCGTTTGAATAGCGATTTGTTCAAAGAAGTCGACGGCACCACCCGAACCGATGGTAATAAACTCTCCGAGCTTTTCATTAAAGTCTTTTAATTGGTCTGCCAATTTATCTGGGTTAATATCTACCGATTGAGCTGCTGCAGACATTGCCTGAAATTCTTGCGTTGTCGCATTAGAAATGGCTGCAAATGTTTTTAGTTCTTGCGCTGCGTCTGCATAGGTTTTTGCCATAGCAAATACTGCAGCACCTGCTGCCGTCGCACCAGATACTGCAATAGCTCCATACGCTAGTACATCCTTTTGCATACTGGCAAAACTAGTTTTGACCTGTTTTTCACTTTCCTTAATCGGCCCTACAAAGTTACCAATTCGGGTGACTAGATCCAGCGTTAATGTTCCAAGCTTAGCACTCATATAAAACCTCAAGGCATAAAAAAAGCCTCCTCTTCGTAGGTGGCTATAATCAACTAATAGTTTGAAACGTACTGAATTTATCTAACCAGATTTTCTCTTAATCGCTTTCAAACGTTCTTCTTCAAAAGTTGTCACAGGAGCATCTTCATGTGGCATATAGATCAGAGCAGAGACTGATTCAGGATCTTTCACTTTAAACATTGTGTGATGGGCCATTAAATTACCGAAGCCCTGCTCAATTCTTCGCCCTATGAAGAGTGATCCTCTTTTTTCTCTGTACGCTTTCCAGATTCCAAACTCGCGCGGACTGATCGCTTTTTTTGCTTTTTCAATGGTTCTTCCACCAATACCGTTGAGGACGAGTTCGCACCAGAACTCTTCTTCTTCCAGATCCACTCCTTTCCCGAAAAATCATTAACCTCATCGGCTACGCGATACATCACATCCACAATTTCAGATGAAACTTCACCTGTGCTTTGAACCGTTGGGAAAAATGGCTCATCAACCGAAGTATAAATTGCTTTAAAAATAATGGCCTTAGTAATTTGATCAATCGTTGCCGTCTTCCGATCTTCCAAATCCCATGCATCAACAGCGGTAATTGTTTCATCATGCGACAAGCGCTTTACAAGAATTTCACCTTCAAATTCTGCCCCTTTCGAATCACGAAACTTAATTGTCTTTTCGGCGAAAGCACCAGTCCCAACAGCAGCCTTTGCAGCACTTAAGGTAAGTTTAGTCATTATGGATTCACCTTAAACTGATCAATTACTTCTGATTGGCGTTTCATTGGAATGGTGTGATTAACCATGGCATCTAGTGCAAACACTGGAGAACCTTTCCGTAAAATAGCTTCAAAGCTTGACCATGTACGTGTTTCTGGTAGCTCAATATCACTGCCTGTTAATGTTGGCTCCGCAATACCATCTGACCAGCCAACATACACTTCAACTTTTTCTTTATTCGCTGCAAGTTGCAGTAATGTCATATGCGATTGATTTTTAGGGTCAGTATCGATTTGCACTGAACCTTCGCCAGGAGTAACAAGCCCATATTCTGTAGTCGCAGTGCTTGTTTCTTCTAAGCATGTTGTATTAATTTCAGCTGCACTGTCGTCTCCTAATGCCAATGCTTTAATACAACCCATCTTTGTTAATGTGGGCACAGCACCGTGGACAATCCATACAGCGGTCCCATTAGATAAAACACCTTTTTTTGTTGCCAT